TGCTGAGAAAAAAACGTCTACCCAGGTATTGGTGCAGGCAGCCGACTTGCGTGATGCGGTAAAGAAGTTGGATGAGGGCATGAAAGGCACAATGGCCGACTACCAAATTGCATCGGTAACGGAAACCGCCATCATGGATGTATATCCGTATGAGCCAAACGAGACTGAGGATGATAGTAATACAGAAGTATCCCGATTTATCAATAGATTCCCAGAGGGACAGTGTACAGAGGTCACAATTGGCGGCAAATCGGTTATTATAGATAAGACCGGAAATAAACCAAAAGTCATTCCGAGCGACAGTATAGAAAGTGAGGCTAAAAATGAATGATTATATCCCGGATTGGTATATCCCTAACAAATAACCATAATTATTAACTAAACGCCCTCTGCTCACGCAGAAGTCCCGTGAAAGGTTCGGGTTAAGTGATTTAATTTCAGCTAACAGTTAACTATCCCGGTGTGGCTTGACCGCCTATCCGGGAACTATTTGTTAACCTGCCTGTCCGGTCTGTGAAGATGGGGCGGGCGAAAATGGGGGTGCGCAGTGGAGTGCTTTTGACTTTCGAGAGGTGCACATGGTAGAAAGTACGGTACGTGAGATATAAGGAGTAATTAACCTTAGAAGTAGCGCAAAAGGATAAGTCCTTAATTGGGTGTTCGAATCGCCCCATCTCCACATAAATGTGAGCCACACATAAATGGCAAGGGTTAGTAAATAATGGTTGTGCCCCGGAGAATACGCTTCGGGGCTTTTAATTAGGTAAATATGAAGAGAGTAAGTAGTAAACAAGCAAAACTAAATAGAGAAATGGATAAGATAAAGAGAAGCCTATCTCCTCATTGCTGTTTGTGCGGTCGTCCGGCTGTTGACCCGGCACATTTGTTGCCTCGTTCTCTTTATCCTGAATACTATATTGAAGAATGGAATGTAGTTCCAATGTGTAGAAATCATCACGACCTATATGATGGGAACCGAGAGTTTCGCAGAAGGTGTACTGAATTAGTAAATATAGTCCGCTTACATGATGAACAGGCGGCTAATAGATATTTTGGCTTATGAAACAAATTATTCACGGGAAAGTCCCAAGTAAATCCAATTGTTATAAAGTTATAACTCTAAGTGGGCATGGCAGCCTTGCCAAACAACCGGCATTAAAGGAATATGAAAAGTCTTTCTATCTGCAATGCAACCAGTATAGAGGACTGATGATAAGCGGTCTGTTTGAACTTCATTTGAACGTGTTTTACGAGAATCAACGTCCGGACCTTGACAACTGTTTTAAAACGGTCCTCGACTGTTTGCAAGGATGCAAAGCTATCAAGAACGACCGTAACTGCGTAAAGATAGTAGCAGAGAAGTTCATAGATAAAGTGAATCCAAGAATTGAATTTGAAATTATACCGATATGCAATTCAAATTAAGAGATTATCAACAGAAAGCCTCTGATGCTGCCGTTTCTTTCTTCAATAACAAGGCGAAGAAAACAAATGCCATTATGGTGTTACCTGCGGGCAGCGGAAAGTCGCTTATCATAGCGGATATAGCCGCAAGGCTTGACGGTCATACCTTGGTGTTCCAGCCCTCGAAGGAAATACTCGAACAGAATTTCAAGAAACTCTGCTCGTACGGTATTCTTGATTGCAGCATCTATTCTGCATCCTTTAACTCAAAAGAAATAAGCCGGATAACATTTGCCACCATCGGCAGTGTGAAGAATCATCCCGAACTGTTCACCCACTTCAAGAACATCATCGTGGACGAATGCCACCTTGTTAACCCTAAAGAGGGTATGTACAAAGATTTTTTTGATGCGGTGAAGTGTAAGGTTCTTGGACTGACAGCTACACCGTATCGTTTAAGTTCCAGCCGTGACTTTGGTTCTATGCTGAAATTTATCACCCGGACAAAGCCTCATGTCTTTTCAGAGGTCATTTATCATGTACAGGTATCAACCCTATTAGATATGGGCTATTTGGCGAAGTTGAATTACTATCCAATGAATCCTTCGGGATGGAACGAACTTAACTTGAAAGTAAATACTACTGGTGCCGACTATACAGATAGGTCAGTTCAAAGAGAATATGAACGGATAGACTTTTACGGCTATCTCGTTCATATTGTCCAAAGACTGATGAATCCCAAAGCCGGAGGAAAACGGAAAGGTATTTTAGTCTTTACCCGTTTTCTGAAAGAAGCGGAGCGGCTTACCTGGTCTATACCCGGAGCCGCAATCGTTTCGGGTGACACCCCAAAAGGTGAGCGCGAAAGGATACTTGAAGCATTCAAGGCTGGTGAAATTTCGGTAGTGGCGAATGTCGGGGTATTAACCACCGGCTTTGACTATCCGGAACTTGATACAGTTGTTATGGCACGTCCTACAATGTCACTTGCTATGTGGTATCAGATAGTCGGTCGTGCCATCCGCCCGCATCCTTCCAAAGAATGTGGCTGGATTGTGGATTTGGCAGGCAATATAAGTAGATTTGGTAAGGTTGAGGATTTGAAATTAGTTGATGGAGGAAATGGGAAATGGTCTGTTTGGAATAAAGACAAACAGCTAACCAATGTTAGATTCTAAAGATATTATATTTTATGTGTTTTGGATTGGGGGCGTTGTGAAACGCTCTCTTTCTTTACTCTTTGATTTTGAGTTCAAGGGGGATACCACAATTAGGACATATAAGAGAATTTCCCGTTTGTTTTACTTCATTTGGTGATGCAAAAAGTTGCCACATAGGTACATTTAGGGCATTAGCAATTCTTTCAAGAGTTTCTTGTGATGGATTACCTGCTAATGTTTTTACTATTGAGATTCTTGTAACACCTAATTTGTCAGCCAATTCTTGTTGGGTTATACCTTTCTCTTTTAAGATTTCTTTTATTCTGTTCATAATCATGTATTTTAATTGCTGCAAATATACTCTTTTATAATAATGTGTATAATCATACTTATACTAATTAGTGTTAAATGAATAATTATATATATTCTTTTTCTTTGAAATGAATAATTAAGATTATACATTTGCATCATCAAAGTACAACAGAGTAGTAATAACACATAAAATATAAGAGTATGAGCACAAAATTTAGAAGTCAGATGAAAGAGGTTATGCAAATGGCATGGTCGTTCGTTCGCAAGAACGGTTATTCAATGAGCGAAGCATTGAAATGCGCATGGGCTAATTTAAAGCTGAAAGCGGCTTTGAAAGTGAAGATAGTAGAGTTCTACTTCAAAAAGACCGATGGCACGCTACGCCAAGCCTTTGGTACTCTCAAAGAGAATCTTATCGGTGAGGTAAAAGGTACAGGCAGAAAGCCGAATGACAATCTGCAAGTGTACTGGGACACAGAGAAAGAAGAATACAGATGTTTTAAGAAGTGTAACCTTATTAAAATCGCATGACAATGAAAAAGAAAAGTATGGCAACAGTTGAGATTGAATGCTCAAATACACATTCCATACCAGTATTCAGCGACTTTTTAAGTGAAGTACAAAAGCGGTTTGATATTGAGAAAGAAGCTAAGAATGAATTATATTCTTTTATCATACAGATGGGGTTGTTAGACCAATTTAGAGAGTTCTCTCAGCATTATAAGGGCGTGAATCATCATGCTGCGTGTATTGATATGCTTGCAGTGTAATTCTTAACACGATTATCAAAAGGCAGTCTTCGCACGACTTTAAAGACTGCCTTTATTATTCACTCTTAAATGAAATAATTATGGACGAAATTTGGAAAGATGTTATAGGGTACGAAGGATTGTACCAAGTGTCAAATTTAGGTAGAGTAAAAGCATTTGCTAAAAAAGGATTGTCACAAGATAAAATACTCTCATGTGCAAATTCAAATGGCTATCGAATGATTTATTTACGCAAGAATGGTAAAAGAAGCTATCATTCTGTTCACAGACTGGTAGCAAAAGCATTTATACCGAATCCTAAAGAATTGCCTTTCGTTAATCATAAGAACGAAAAGAAAGCAGACAATAGAGCCACAAATTTGGAATGGTGTGATGCAAAGTACAACACGAATTATGGCACTTGTATTAAGAGAAGAGCAAGAGCGCAAACAAATAGGCATGGTGCTATCAGTGTTATACAATACTCATTGCATGGGGATATGATAGCGGAATATCCTTCATTAATGGAGGCTTCGAGAAAATCAAATGTACCAGTAAGAGCTATATGTGCTTGTTGTAAAAATTATCAAAAATCATCTTATGGATATGTATGGAAATATAAAGACAAGAGGACGTAACAACAAATACGTCCTCTATTTATGCGGTAATATCAAACGTTTCGGAGAGGTATCGGACTTACGGTTGTTTGATAGCGGAAATGGGAAATGGGCTGTATTCTCTAACGGAAGGCAATTAACTAACGTGAGATTCTAAGACTATGGACGAAGGATTTTTGAGGCTAAGCCGCAAGTTTTTCTCGAATGAAATGTGGAAAGTAGCCCGTAAGTTTTCGGAATGCGAAGCGTGGCTCGACTTGATTCAGAGCGCACGATTTGAGGCAACCGACAAGGCGTACAGCGAACTTATCGGAGGTCGGGAAATCTCTTATACAAGAGGTCAATATCCAGCATCCGTATCGTTTTTGATGAAGCGTTGGCAATGGTCTGAAAAGAAAGTGCGCTATTTCCTTGCCAAACTTAAAAAAAGAGGTATGATAACGACTTGTAATAAACAAGGTATGACCGTAATTACTTTATGTAACTATGATGAATATAATCCGGTCAAGGGCAGGCAAAGAGACGTAGATAAGGGCATAGACAACAACAAAGAAATCAGCGGATTAAATCATGCTTTGGGCGAACTAAGGGCAGAGTTAAGGGCAACCACAGAAAAAATGGCTCAAAAAATAGAAGAATTGGGGCAAGCTAAGGGCAATAATAAAAAGAAAGATGAAGAAGATAATAATATTCCCCCCACACCCCCCAAGGGGGGAGGCAAGAAAAATAAGCCTAAAGAGATTAATTCAAAAGCCCGTTTGCTATTTGAACAGCATTTTAGGGAAACCTTCGGGGCTGACTACTACTGGACAGCCAAGGATGCCGGGGCTATGTCCCAGCTCTTGAATAAGCTCAAATTCCAAAGAGAGCAAAAGAAAATGGACGTTTCCGATGATTCTCTGTTGTATGCCCTTCAATACCTTCTTTCCTCGGTCAAAGAGGGGTGGATATTTGATAATTTCAGCGTAACTAATATCAATTCTAAGTTTAATGAAATTATATCTCAAGCGAGAAATGGAAGCAATCGGAAAACTGATACAGAACCGGACGAAAGCTCCGCCGGCATCCAATCAATCGTCTTCGGTAAATAAGGTTAATCAGAAGCAATGGAGTAGGGAACAGGCTGACATATATTGGCGTAATCAACTCGTTGCATCTATGAAAACAATCTCGCCAGTCTTTATGGTTGATGATAGTAATCGCCAATTATTGAAAGCCCTTTATCAATGGGTTTGGGGGATTCCCGGAGTATTGGATGTAAGCAAGGGATTATTATTACACGGCTCTATCGGAGTGGGCAAGTCCACTTTGCTGAAAGGGCTACAGAACTATGCGGCAAAAATTGCCCGTTATTGTATTGGCGGCGCGGATGCCGGATTGACCTTTCAGTTTACCAGTGCTGCCGAGATTGCCTTACAGTTTGCCGAGAAAGGTATTATCGGGTTGAACCTGTACACAGATAGGTCATGTATGCACAATCTTGCCATTGACGAAGTAGGACGGGAGCCTATGGATGCCAAGCACTTTGGTACGGGCATAAATGCCATTCAGACCGTTTTACAACTCCGTTATGAGCAGCGATATAATTTCTATACCCACATGACTACCAATCTTGACCCGGACAAGGAGTTCTCTCAACGGTATGGAGCCTATATAGCCGACCGGGTGAAAGAGATGTTTAATGTGATAAAAATCGAGGGGGAAAGCCGAAGATGAAAGATATAAAACTGATAGCGACTATTCTGTCAATCCTGACAGCGTATGCCGCTTTTTATTTTGTCTGCTACTGGATAGCGGACTATTGTTTAAGGAGTTATTTGTAACGCAATTATGGAAAACAAAACTTTCAAGGACGTAATCAAGAATCATCTTGACGGACGTGCTAGGACTGACGAACTGTTCGCCAAGTCCTACGCAAAAGAAAACAAGAATTTGGATGA